GAAGAAGTTATTAAGCTTGTAAGACTCATAGCAGTCCAGATCCTGTTATTATAAACTCATTCGATGCTACGCATAAAATAGTTGATAATCCTCTCTGTTCTAATGTTCTATTTCCAGTATCAGCAGTTCCAGCAAGTCTAAGAGTTGTAGATGCCCCTTGTGTAATAGTCTGAGACGATCCAGAATTGTTGTATACCACTATTGATTGTCCGGCAGAAAATACGCCGGACGGAACAGTTACTCCACCTGTCGTTATTGATATTAATGAACCAACATCAGTTGCAACAAGAGTATATGAAGATGATTTTGAACTTAAGGTAAGACCTGTTAAATTTGATCCAGTACCATAAAATGATGTTGCGGTAACAATACCTGAAGAATTTATGTTTCCAGTATCAAAATTTAAAACGTTATCGTCTATTGCCTGGATTCTATTTACTCTTAGAGTGCTCATATTATAATTACTTTTTCAAGTATTTATAATTTAGAACCCGGCTTCCATCTTTGCCAAAATATACTCTTTCACAAGTCCAGAACGGACAATATCATCAACTCCAAACTCAATCATATCAAAAGATGGCATCTTTCTCAAGACACTCATAAAGTCCACAATACCGTTTCTTTCGTTTGTTTTCTGTAAGTCTGACTGAACGGCATCACCACAGAAACAAATCTTGGTATTTTCTCCAACACGAGTGATAATACTATCAAGTTCGTGGAAGTTGAGATTCTGGAATTCGTCAACAATCACAATGGCATTATCAAGAGTGGTGCCACGAAGGAATGATGTAGACCAGAACTTGATGGTTTCTTGTGATTTGAGATTTCCATAGAGCATCTCAAAGTCAGCATCAGAAGGCATCTGGAACATATACTTCACCATATTCTTATAAGGAATCTGGTAAATATCTGCCTTATCTTCGTGTGATCCAGGCAAGAAACCAATCTCTCTGGTTGCCACAAGGGACCTTACAAGATAGATACGCTCATAAGGCGTATATTCATTCAGAACATCTTTGAGAGCATTGTAGAGGGTAATAAACGTCTTACCCGTTCCAGCACAACCATAGGCAACTAGATGTTTTCCCTCCTTATATGAATCAAAAAGCTTTTGTTGATTTTCCGTAAGTGGATCAATTTCCACCAAATACTCAGAACTCAGAGGTTTCTTCCTCTTCATCTGCTTTGCCGTGAGTCCAACCCCGATGGGTTGCTCTGCAGATGCTCTTTTTCTTCTTGCCATATTAGATCTTTAGGTTTTTTGCTCCTGGTGCCTTAGATGCTTTTGCAAGCACTTCATTCCATCCTGGGTTTTTTGCGATCAGTTTATCTCTCCATTCACCGACATCCGTAGCCATCGGTGCGGTGGATGGATCGGACCAATCACGAGTCCAGTCTGGATTATCTTTTAACCACTGATTCCAGTCGTGAATACTCATCACAACTTCTTTTTGCTCACCAGTGGTTTTATTCACTACGGGATATGTTGCCATTGTTAGAAATTCAAGATAATTTATTTAGACCCATTCTAGTGCTTCTGCAACTGTGGGGAACTGTTCTGAAAAAATCTTCTTACACTGTTCTGCAATCTCCATATGCTCTTTTTGGGTGCCATTAGCAGAACGCAACTGGATATAATGAATCCACGAACGGCAAGAACCGGACATATAGAGTCTGGTAGGAGTTGCCAAAGGAAGCACAAAACGAGCACACTCTTTTGCCACACCATTATCAAGCAGGTGTTGATACAAACTCATACCTTGAGCAAAGTAAGTCTCAATCTGCTTGTTAGTCAGTTCTACAAACTCTGGATCCAGGTCGTCAATAGAATTCTGGCGATTCTTGGTGTCTTGACGACGAAGTTCGGGGACTGGGATCGTCTCCGCGAGTAGGGAAGAATCAGCATAGCGTTGCGAAAATTCTTGATATGTAAAGGAACGGTGCCGAAGAATTTGAGCCGCCAGACCACGAGTAGTCTCAATTTCCAGAGTCATGAAACTCTGCTCAAACACAGACCAGTGATTATGCTTGATGCAGTAACCTAACAACTTAGCATAGTTGGGATTTTCCTGATTATTGGGGTTGCTAACACGGGCAACATATGCCATTGTCTGCTCCGCATCGGGAGTTACACTAACCAATTTTACACTCATTTTTGTTCCTCTTTAGTCTGGGTATCCATCGTCATCTTCAAAGATCTCGTCGTAATCGTGTAGTGTTGGATCCTGATACTTTAAATAACTTTCAGTATCAGAGTAAACTTCTGCTTTCAGAGAATCAACCAACAGTTCCAGATTACGGACAATAAGTTTTAGTTTGTCTTTGTCCATAGAATAGATTTCTCTCTGTCCATTCTACACAAAAAAAGAGGGTTCGTCAAGAACCCTCTGTGTTTTATTTACTCAGTAGTTTGACTTCCGCATAGATTAGAAGCATAAATGCTGCAGAAAAAGCGGTAAATGAACTCACTATTCCTACAATCACTTTCCTTTCTCCCTAAAGAGATTCTTCTCGAATTTGATTCCACGATAGATTTCGCTGAACCATTGCTCTTGCTGAAGTTGTCTGAGTGCCTCACGACGCTGTTCAGTGTCGTAAGATTGTCCACGGTAAACGACTTTAGACATTGTTCTACTCCAAAGAAATGAGATTGTTAAATCCCGTTCCTTCGGGCGGCGTTTGCGTCCCTTTCGGGATGAACGATCCGTTCCGCGTCGTCCTACTTGCGTCCTATTCTTCTACCTCTGGGAAACAAGCGGGATCAGTCCCGTCTGCATACCTAGCAATAAACTCTATCTTTTTCCATACAGAAAGAGATTCAGTTTTCATCGTCCTTTCCGCCAACCAATTAAACTGCTCACAAGTGAGAAGCATACTTGGTTCTGGAGAGGACAGTGCCAGCAGTAGAGGTAAAATCATAGGATGAACGTGAGGGTATTATACCCTGTTATTGATATTTAGTCAATCGACCCTACAGACTCAAAATTTTGCCGGAGTTTTTTCCGACGATTCCGGGAAATAAAAGTCAATTTTGGTTTAGCTTCTTGATTTCAAACAAAGATGACTTCTGATATTTTTTTATCTTCTTATACTCCTTGATGATCTTATCAATCTCTTTGTTGGGAATTTTTACAGTAAGATCTTTATTGTCATCTGTACCAATAAATCCAAGTCCAGACTTTCTTTCTTCTTCTTTCATATCAACGAACTCATTGATGTTCTCTTGGATCTCATTACGAATCAATTGATTTATTTGTTCTCGGAGATTTTCTTCGTTCATTTCTTTTTCTTCTTTTCGTTTGGTACGTAACCCCACATCTTAGGGCTAACTGTTCCTTCTGTCCACTTCATTGCTCTAAAATCACGATACTTGTCCCAGTATTGATCGAAGATATCTGATTGGAGACCTTGAACAATGTCGTGTTTTTCTTCACCATTATCACCATAGGTGACCAGATAAGAATCTCGTGGGAGACTCCTATCATTGGCAGCAGAAGGGTCACAGTTTGGGTTTATGATGTTGATACCTTTACCCATTTCAAGAACGACCTCCCCACTTAATTTGGGGAAATGCCTCCGAAACAATTTCTTTTGTGATTTTGTACTTGTCGGACAGTTTTTTATCTTTTATAAGACACACAATTTCTGCCTCAAGAGGATGCAATCCTTCAAGAAGGTTGATAAACATCGTCTCTCTACGAATAGAAGTCAATCCATTATTACCACCTCTAATGAAGTGATAGAAGTGCTTACATTCTCTGCGAATGGTAGTTTTAGCACTTTGATCAGACGTTCCAATAGAAAAAGATCCAGTAGCGTACATTCTACGAACCTCTTCTGTAATCTTTGTAGAAAGAGTTCCAGATTGTGTGGTTTGTTCTGCATATCCAGAATAAGGGACTGGTCCTTCGGGCAATGCAGAGATAATTGACTCATCAAAGTTCCAAATCAGAACCATTCTCAGTGCATCGTGATTATGTTTCTGAAGAACTTCTACTTTTTTAGCCTTGGTTCTCTGTTTAGATAGAAGATCCAGAATCTCAAAGATCAATGGATTATTTGGAAGATCAAGGGACGCAGTTTCTTTTGTTTTACTCGTCGATGTCTTCTTCGTCGTTGCTTTCGTAGTCATGATAGTTGTCAAAATTAAATGCAATCACCTCATCGGGTATCAAGTTTCCTTGATTGTCAAACATTTCGGGGTGAGGTCTTGGTACTTCCCGATAGTTCATCATATATTCTCTGGCAGTCCATCCAATCACAAGTCCCACTATAAGAAATAGAATAGTCAGAAATGAACCAAAGACTAGACTAACTGCTAACATTTTTCTTTCTCCTGGGAATTACTTTTCTCTTCCTTGTCTTAAAGGAAAATTCGAAATAGATAGTAACTTCCCTGTTCAGAAAGCAAACCATCTTTTCGAAGATGATGTGAAACGGATAAGTCTGCTCTCTTTTACCTCCATTAAGTAGAAACTCAATACCACGATTTCTGTGGTTATCTGGTTTATTTATGTTAGGACTTGATGACTTGTTGTTCTCTGAGGAATTTGATTGTGTCAACAGAACCTCCCAATTTTTTATCGTCACACACTACCTGAGGGAACGTAGAACCTTCCCCAAACTCGGCATAGAATTCTTCTCTGGTAAAATGTTCACCAAGATTATAAACCACAAAGTTACTGCCTGTCAACTCCAATACGGTTTTGACTTTTTTGCAGTAGGGGCAATCTTCTTTTGAGTATACGGCAAAATTCATAGTTATTTCTTTTTAGATACAAGATAGTTTCCGATGACCAAATAGTCTAAATCGATATTTTCGAAAGTCTTGATGGCATCCTTCGGTGTTTCAACGATTGGTTGGCCATTATCATTGAAAGAAGTATTCAAAAGAATAGGACACTCAGTTTCTTCATTATATTTTTGAAGAAGAGTTGTGACTTCTGGATGCAACTTACTATTCACAGTTTGAATTCTACAAGAGAAATCTTTATGAGTAATTGCACCAAGTTTCTTTCTTTGATGTGGACGCACTACAAGAGAGTATAGCATATATTCATTTGGATAAACATCAGTAAAGTATTCTTCCTGATATTCCTCAAGCATGATGCCTGCGAATGGACGCCACTCTTCTCTGTGTTTGATTCGAGTATTTATTGTCTCCTTATTCTCCTTTGGTGTTGGATTCATCAGGATAGAACGAGAACCCAGTGCTCTTGGTCCAAACTCTGAACGGTTTTGGAACCATCCAACAATCTTATTCTCGGCAAGAAGTTTAGCAGTCTTTTCACACAACTCTTCAAAGTTATCAAACTTTTTATACTTGGTTCCTTCCAGTGCTTCCTCAATTTCTTCATCGCCATAAGTGCGTCCAAGAAGTGAAATGTTATGAGGAAGAGTTACTTTCTCTTTTGCCTTGAAGACGCCATAACAAGCCGCACCGAATGAAAGACCAGTATCATCAGGGAATGGTGGAATGTGAATGTTCTCGGCAACATTACCCTCACGAATCACAGAGTTGGCAAGGATATTGAGGAAAACACCACCAGCAAGGCAGAGATTATCATCAATGTATCCTTGCTCTTTAAGTGCTTTCATATGAGCAAGCATACCCTGCTCAAAATTATGTTGCAGTGTCTTTGCCTTGTTCTCTGGACTCATGTTTCCAAAGACAAAATCGTTTCCTGGAAAAGAGTTGAATGTAAGAGATGGAATACCCTCAAAAGTCTGACGATAATCCTGCTGAAACTCTTTTACATTACCATAAGCAGAGAGACCCATCACCTTACCACAGAATGTCTCACGATACTTTGGATCAGTCAGGTCAATATTCTTCTTTACCATTTCGGTATAGATTTTATAAGCCCAGATCCAATAGTAATTACCAAAGTTATTCAGGTCTGGAACACCAGGATAATATCTAAAGATTCCTTTTTCTTTATTAAAGTATCCGTGAGAATGATTTTCGGCTGATGCAATATTACCTACCGCATTGAAGAAAATAGATCCTGCATTATCCATCGTAATGAATGTGCCTCCATTGTAATCACAAGAAAACACAGAAGAATATGCATGACACATGTGATGAGAAACTACTTCCACTCTTGCCTTAGGAAAGTATCTTTTAACTTTTGACTGCAGTGTCCCACTGATATAGTTCTTATAAAAGTTTGTGTTTCCCATAGAGGGAATAATCACAACATCAATATCTTCCTTAGAAAGATTGCCGGTGGACAAACAATATTCTATTGACTTGCGTGGAAAGTTCCCATCATACTTAATACCAGTGAGTCGTTCTTCACTGATACTTACCACATGATTTCCATCAGAAAAGAGAGTGACACTCGAACCGTGTGTCCAACTCTCATTCATCTGATTACGAAGTCTTGGATTGTCAGAAATTAAAACATTCCAACCAATCGCACCATAAAGTCCAATAACATTCATCAGCCGACTGCTTCTATAATTTTATCAAAGTTAAAGATCTCTTCGTCTTCATCCACATAAGGATACTCTGCTTCCACTCCCATAAAATCAAAGTCAAACAAATAACTGTTTGGAAGTTTGAAGTTTGCAGGTTTATCTGCCTGCAGATTGGTATGCATATCCCATCCAAAGACCTTTGGACTGGTTCCATTCCATAATACTACAGAAGGAAGTTTCAGTGCTGCTGCGGCATGTTGTAGACAACTGTCAATAAGGATTCTTTTCTCACTATTGAGTAAAATACTTACAAGTTCCATGTTGCTCATAGGATCTTGAACAACTTCTACTCCATCCAGTGCCTCACTAGAGGCTTTTTTAACTTGATAGATATGATACTTATCAGAGTAGTGGTCTACAATTTTCTGTGCAAGTGCTACTGGCATATCCCGTGCCCAGAGATAAGGTCTCTGCTCTTGATACAAACCACCATTGGTCTGAAGAACCATGATGGGTTTATCATTTGCACGACCAGTCCAAAACTCTTTCGCAATTTTCTTTTGAAGAGGATTGAACTTAACCTCAGGCATTTCACCACGATACTCTAACCCATACATCTTACTCCAGGTTTGAACCAGAGGAAGTTTCTTATGAATGTGATCCGTGGTGAAATAAGGTTCGTTCGCAAAGAGTAAAGAGTCCTGATTCTCCACATAAGTTTGATAGAAGTAACTGGTGTTACCCAATTGATATACTCTATCAATAAATGGGAGGTTCTGAAAGATCTCAGGATAAACTGCACAGACAATCAGTTGTCTACTTGGATGATTATTCTTAATGCACTTGGCTACTGCTGTTGCGGCAATATGTTTTCCAAATCCACCTTGAACATGAAATATAGAATACTTAGTTTTTGCCATAAATTAAATTACCAAGGATTTGCTTTGTTTACTGTACGAGGAGCAGGTGGATTAAGGACTGAATCGATCCATGCAGCCTGGTTAGTATGAATGTTATTATCATTAAGTTTTTCTGCAATCCATCCTTCTACAATTTCTGCAGTCAAACTTTCGAAAGCAACAAATCCTTCCGTTTCTGTTGTAACGTCTTCAGTATTTAATCTAAAGTTTCTACTAGATTCAATTGTCGTTCTTTCTTGATCGGTATCATCATATGAAGTATAACGTACTTCTACAGAACAAACAATATTATTTCCATCATTAAGAACCTGAAGGTTCTCAATTGTTCTTGACTGGACAAGGGCCATTTTAGTTAATCTCCGTAACTTTTCTATTTAGAAAGACTTTATTATCTTTTGTAAGTGGCGATTTGACTTGAGGTTTTAATGAAATTATATCAGGTGTTCCCCAGAATTCAAGTCTGGATTTGGATTCATTGTAAAGATCAAGAATCTCTGGTGGGAGAACTGATGATGGTGATGGGGCAGTTTTTTTCAATTCAGAGCGAACTTCATGCATATCACCAAGTCCATAAGTATTCAAATCATTTTCCCTATGAATATTAGATAGGGAATCAAACTCGTGCTCATAATATTCTTCACCCAGAAAATCATAAATGTCTTCCATCGTTTGTTCTGGATCTCTCACTAGATCATTATAGTCTACAAAGTGCATTTTGTCACGCACGTTCTGAGTAAACCCTTCCATAATAGCATTGAGTGACTCATATACGATGCCACCATTACCAAGGAGATACATACACCGATTCACATCGTTGATGGGTGTATTGGTTTTAATCAGTTGCTCATCAACAAAGTTAACTCTTTCCTGTCCTTCTTGAAAAGGATTGCGATGAACCATTGTAAGAATTGATGTAAGAATCTCATCCACTCTACGCACAGGGACAAGAATCTTTGCCTGTTGTTCAATGTATCCCTCAATATAAGGCACTCGTGCTGTCCATGCACGATTCTTATCAAACACAACAGGTTTTTCTACATCACTATAAAAATGATGAGGAATACTACCGATGATCTCTCTTACTTGATCTGGTTTTGGATATCCGTGATACAACTCATTGCCCATAAAGTTTTGCTCTACCGCAAACATTGCTCCGAGCACTGGGCTTGATGGTCCTGAATAGAATCTTGGATTTTGATTCAGAATTGACGAAAGCAATGTGCTCCCTGAGCGTGGGAGACCTGCCATAAAATAAAAAGTCTTGTTCATTCTCACTATTTTTCTTTATATAGTATAGCACAGGACTTGACAAGATTCAAATCCATGAGTAGGATACCTTTGTCCGGGTTGAAGAGTGAGATCTAGCTTTAAGAATCTAAAAGTCCATTGACTTTACTTACTTAAACAACAACTAGTGTAGATCCTGAAGCAACGTCTATGGTTGCGCCTACCGAAACTGTTACTGGGCCAACAAGTAATCCATTCTTCCCTGATGGAACATAAATTGTTTTGTCTATAACATTATCTGTTAAAAGAACACCTTGTACAATGGTAACATTACCATGAACTTGTAGTGCTCCTTCCGAGTTAGCAGTTCCAGTTACACTGTTGGTATTGATACCAACAGCAAGGTTTTCATTTCCAGTAATCCAATGTTGATCTTCATTACCAATTGCTAATTGATTATTACCAGTGGTATTTGAAAGTCTAACACTATATCCAATCGCAACATTATTGTCACCAGCAGTTTGTGTTGCAGCTGCACACCATCCAAGTAAAAGATTACTTGACCCATTTAACTGTGCTCCACTTTTTGTTCCAAAGAAAGTGTTATTATTTCCGGTAATAGAGCATCCGGAATCACCGCCAACAAAAACATTATTAGAACCACTCTGATTTGATATTCCAGCACGAAGACCTATATTGACATTATTACTTCCACCATTAAGACCATATCCTGCAAAATATCCCATTACTATGTTATTGGATCCTGTAAGCAATTGAGTTGCTGCCAATCGTCCTAGGGCAATATTATTCTCACCAGTATTAATGTCTCTTCCTGCATAAAATCCAAGGAAAATGTTATATGATGCTAGGTTTGTGTTTCCAAAACGACCACATCCTACACCATATCCAACACCAACATTATAAGACCCTGTTTGTAAAGTTCCAGCACGAGTACCAATGTGGTTATTATGAGAAGAAATACCGACACATTTTCCTGCACACCATCCAAATAAGTTATTATATTGTCCAGTGGAGACATTGTATCCTGCCCAACGGCCGAGGAAGTTATTATTACATCCAGAAGTTAGGCATCTTCCAGCATATTTGCCGAAGAAGTTATTATAAGATCCACTACTGGAATTGCCGAATGCAGCACCAGCGCCAGCACCAAAGAAGTTATTATCAACTCCAGTCGCATTACCGAATCCAGCATTAATGCCAAAGAAATTATTACAATTTCCAGTGGTATTATATTTTCCTGCATAAAAACCAAAGAAGTTATTATAAGTTCCAGTACCAGAAGCATACATCCCGGCATATGATCCAATGAAGTTATTGTGTATTCCAGTAACTTGTGCATATCCTCCTGCAGAATGTCCGATAAAGTTATTACAAGATCCAACGGTGTTACATTTTCCTGCTCTAACTCCAATGAAGTTATTACAAGATCCACTGGTGTTGCAGAATCCTGAACATTGGCCAATGAAGTTATTATTATCTCCAGAACCAGAAGCACACTTACCAGCATAGGTTCCTAAGAAGTTATTATGATTTCCAGGGTCAGCACATTTACCGGCACCAACACCGATCATATTGTTACAGGATCCGGTACTAAGGCATCCTGCACGATAACCAATGAAGTTATTATAATTTCCAGTGGTGTTGGCGAATCCTGCATCCTGACCAATGAAGTTATTATTCTGTCCAATGGTGTTGGATATTCCTGCATTACGACCAACAAAGAAATTATTAGATCCAGTGGTGTTGCTGTTTCCTGCACTACTACCAAAGAAGTTATTATCGGATCCACCGATGTTTTCATATCCTGCTCTATCACCAATGAAGGTATTCCAACTTCCACTGGTGTTGCTGCGTCCTGCACAACGACCAACAAAGAAGTTATAGGATCCACTGGTGTTATAGCGTCCTGCATTCCAACCAAAGAAGTTATTATTATCTCCACCGGCGTTGTTGCATCCTGCATTAGTACCAAGGAAGTTATTATAATCTCCAACAGTGTTGTTTCTTCCTGCATTATAACCAATGAAGTTATTACTAGATCCAGTGGTGTTGTTGAGTCCTGCAAGGTAACCAATAAAGTTATTGCAAAATCCACTAGTGCTATCTCTTCCTGCATCTTCACCAATGAAGACATTATAACATCCATTGGTGTTTGATAATCCTGCACTATTACCAATGTAGTTATTACAACCTCCACTGATGTTTGATAATCCTGCACTATTACCTATGAAGTTATTGCAAGATCCAGTGGTGTTGTCTCTTCCTGCAGAAGCTCCAATGAAGTTATTCCGACCTCCAGTGGTGTTACAGCATCCTGCACCATAACCAATGAAGTTATTGTAACACCCAGAACCAGAAGCACACTTACCAGCATAGGTTCCTAAGAAGGTATTATTGCATCCAGTGGTTGCGGCACATTGACCGGCACCACGACCGATCATATTGTTACAGACTCCAGTGACGTTGCAGAATCCTGCACTAGAACCAATGAAAATATTAGAAACTCCACTGGTGTTACATCTTCCTGCATTATTGCCAAAGAAGTTATTACAAGATCCAGTTTCGTTACATCTTCCTGCACTAGAACCAATGAAGTTATTACAAGATCCACTGGTGTTGTATAATCCTGCATTCAAACCAAAGAAGTTATTACAACCACCATCACCATTACTAATACTATTACCAGCATTACATCCTATAAAGATGTTAAAGCAGGCAACTCCAGTAGCAGCATCATAAGAACCACCAGCACCATTACCAGCAAAGAGGTTTCCATCAGCATCTTGCTTAAACAAATTATCTAAGTATTGGCCATCACCATAATAGGTGATAATGCCAGAAGAGGCAGTAACAATACCAGAAGCATTGACTTGTAACTTATTGGCGACCGTTACATTGAAAGAACTATCGCCAGTAATCCAACGATTAGTTTGTTGACCGATTGCTAACTGACAACTACCTGTTGTGCTTGGTAAGAAAACTCTATCACCTATAGCAATGTTTGCAAGTCCTGATGTCTGAGTGCAACCAGCATAAAGTCCAACAAAGATATTTTGACTTCCACCAACTGCCAATTTACCTGCTCTTGGACCAATGAAGACGTTCGATGTTCCTGTTTGATTAGAACATCCTGCTTCCCATCCAAAGAAGTTATTATAAGATCCAGTTAGGTTATTAAGACCTGACAAATAACCAAGGAAATTGTTATTGTTTCCAGTGGTGTTGACAAGACCAGAATACTCACCAATGAAGTTATTATTACCACCAGATCCAGAAGCACACTTACCAGCATTGGTTCCTAAGAAGGTATTATGTTCTCCAGTGACGGTAGCACAACGACCGGCACTAAAACCAATCATATTGTTACAGGATCCAGTGGTATTGCCGTATCCTACATAAGCACCAATGAAGTTATTGCGATTTCCACTGTTGTTTAATAGTCCTGCATCATCACCAATGAAGTTATTAAAACATCCAGTGGTGTTGATTAATCCTGCACAACGACCAATGAAGTTATTGAAAGATCCAGTGGTGTTGTTGTATCCTGCATTCCAACCAATGAAGTTATTACAACCTCCAGAACCAGAGGCACACTTACCAGCATAGGTTCCTAAGAAGGTATTACGTTGTCCAGTGGTTTCGGCACACTTACCGGCACCAAAACCGATCATATTGTTACAACATCCAGTGATGTTGGCGTATCCTGCACATTGACCAAAGAAGTTATTATAACATCCAGAGGTATTTCTGAGTCCTGCAAATCGTCCAATGAAGGTATTACAATTTCCAATGGTGTTGCAGCATCCTGCACTACGACCAATGAAGGTATTATTATCTCCAGTGGTATTTTTGTTTCCTGCAAATTGTCCAATGAAGATATTCTCAGATCCAGTGGTGTTGGCGGATCCTGCTTGATAACCAAAGAAGTTATTACAATCTCCAGTGGTGTTGAAGCATCCTGCACCATAACCAATGAAGTTATTAAAACAACCAGAACCAGAAGCACACTTACCAGCATAGGTTCCTAAGAAGGTATTATGAATTCCAGTGACGGTAGCACAACGACCGGCACCAAGACCGATCATAGTGTTACAGGATCCAGTGGTGTTTTGTTGTCCTGCAGAAAAACCAAAGAAGTTATTGCATGATCCAGAGGTATTTCTGAGTCCTGCACTAACACCAATGAAGTTATTATTTTTTCCAATGGTGTTATCAAATCCAGCAAAGTCGCCAATAAAGTTATTACTAAATCCGGTGGTGTTACAGTATCCTGCACTAACACCAATGAAGTTATTATTAACTCCACTGCTGTTGCAGAGTCCTGCCTGTGGGCCAAAAAAGTTGTTATTAGATCCGATGGTGTTGTAGTATCCTGCCTGTAAACCAAGGAAGTTGTTACTAGATCCGGAGGTGTTGCAGTATCCTGCACTAAGTCCAAAGAAGTTATTATAACCTCCACTGGTATTAGAACTACCAGCACCAACACCAGCAAAGAAGTTATTGGTTCCAGTGACGGTAGTAGCACCTCTTCCTGCACTCCAA